CTCAAGTTCAGCAAGAACGCCTCCTCGCTCATGGCTTGGTCCTTTGACCATTCCGCCATCTCTAAATTTTGGAATAGAGCCGCCTAGATTTCTTCTTCTTGGACCTCTTCCTCTACCTACACCTCCACCAAAGCCGCCTCTAATAGAAGCGTTTCTTACAGCATTAGTTAAAGTATCAATAGAGTTCTTTAATATTTTATTTCCTGATGCTAATGAATCTGTTGATGAAGCATTTTTTGTTACTGAAGCTGTATTGTCTTTTACTGCTGTTGTACTAATTGATAATGCTTTTAGTAATGCTTTGTTACCAGCGGAAGGAGCAGCACCAGTACCAGTACCAGCAGCACCACCTGTAGCAAGGTTTGCAAGACCGCTTCCAACACCACCTGCACCACCACCTCTTTTAAGACCGCCAAGAAAACCTCTTCCAAATTCAATGAAACCCTTTGTAGCAGTAATACCAACAACAGTTGTTAATAAAGGAAGAACTGGTCTTAGGGCATCTGCAAGAGTAATAAATGCGTTTGCTGCACCTAATGCGAATCTAGCAAGGTTTTGGAATGTATCAGACTGAGTAATATCTTTAATTAAGGTCTGGAATCTAGCCTGTAATTGCTCTATCTGAACAGAAAGAGTTTGAGTTGCAATAGCAACATCATCAGTAATACTTTTGGTTCCTTCTAAAGCAACCCTTCTGGCTTCTTCTGCCTTTGAGAATTGCTGAATGGCTGGCAAGATTTTTCCGATCTGACGAATACCACCAAGCTCTTCTACAATCCTTCCGATTGTGATAGTATCGCCTTTGGCTTGGATTTCAGAAAGACCATCCGAAATTCTTCTAAACGCATCAAAGAATCCAACAAACCTTCCTTCTGCATCTGTCAATTCAATATTGAACTGCTTTAGGAAGTCAATAGTACCTCTTCTTTGAATCCTACTGAAAATGGTTCTCAAACCTGTAGCAATAGTATCAGCACTTTCACGGGTTGTGGATCTAACCGCTGTGAAAATACCAATCAATTCTGATAAGGATTCTTGAGGCGCATCTAATTGTCCAGCAGCAGTAGCGAAAACACCACCAGCACGACGAATAACAGAGATCAAATCCTCAGATTCAACAGCGAATCTTTTAGAAACAGCGTTCAATGAACCAAGAACATCAAGAGTATTATCAGCACTAATTCCAAACTGGTTCAATGCAGCAATAACACCCTCGGTAGTATCTTTAATATCACCGAATGTTGGAGCAAGACTGGCCTTGGCAATCGCGTCAAGAGACTTTCTTACTTGGTCAATCGTCTGACCTGTTTGGGCTAAGGTAACAGATGTCTTGGCTAATTCATTTGCATTTAATCCTAATGTAGCTGCAAGACCATCAATTGTTCCTTCAAGACCTTTTAGCTGACTAGCTGTTGCTCCTGTAACTTGGGTAACTCTAGCAAGTTCTCTTTCAAATTTAATTGATTCTGATACACCTTGCTTAACAGCATTTACAAATCCAAAAATAGCACCAGTCGCTACAGTGAAAGCTGTGAATCTACGGATAGCCAGTGCTGCATCTTTACCAAACCCCTCTACAGCGCTACTGGCCTGTGAAGCACCCTGTGCAATAGTGCCAAAACTTTGACCAACATTTTTTGTAGCACCTTGTAAGCTCTTGGCAGAACTCGCTGCTTGTTTAGCAGTTCTAGATAAACTTTGAATTGCAGTATTTGCTTGAGTAGCATTTTTGTTTACTAATTTTAAGATATTATTAGTAGTAGTTAATTGCCTATTTAGATTAGACAAATCAGTTTTAGCTGCTCTATCAAGCTTAACATTAATAGTTGAATTTATTCCACCAAGCTGATTCTGGATAGATCTTCTTACTGCCCTAATATTCTGAGGACCACTAAGAACAACTTGTGCATTGATATTGAAAGCCATTATGTTACCCCATAAACAAAAAGCGACCCACCCTGATAACTAAATCAAAATAGATCGCTTACCCAATATTAGTAAAGGCTACTCTACTGGTTCCTTTTTAGGAGCAGCCTTTCTTTTTCTAGTTCTTTTAGCTGGTTTTACTTCTGGTTCTTCTTCATTATCACCAACAGGCTTTCCATCATCATCTAAGAATGGTGAGAATTCTACCTTAAAGTTACCACTATCGTCTAATTCTCTGCCATTAACATCAACAAAGATAAAATCTTTATCGTTAATCCATTGGATGTAATTGCCTTCTTCGTCAATGTGTCTACCTTCATGATCTATAAGTTTTCCAGCCTTATCAACTAATTCATACTTATCATTAACAAAGTTGAACTGTTTCAAAAACTTATTTTCTGGTAGTTTATCATCGACCTGATCTGTGTTAGATATTAGATAGAAAAATTCTGATGCACCAGCTAAAGCAACAGGATCTTCTTGTCTCAATAAATAATCACCTAGACCATTAGGAAAGTACTTTTCCCCACTATCTGAATACACCAAACAGTTAGCAAATAGATAATTAAAGCGAATAGCATCGGCTTTGCCTTCGCATGTATTAGCATCAAGATCTGTTCTAGCAGAAAGAAGAGCAACCATCTCTCCTCTTTTACGCTTCATCATCAAAGCAATACTTTTTGCATCTGCTAATCTAATACCACCTTTAGCAAGTGCATACTCATGATCGACAATCTCAGCCCTTAGTCTTTGATAATTGGCTTCCCTATCGTCATTCCAGAGTTCCCTCTTTCTTAGCTCTTCCTCAAGCTGATCCCTCAACAAAGAACCTGCTTCAAGCTCTTGGTTAAAAGTTTCTCTACGAAGCTTATTAGCCTCTGTCAAAATCTCAATAGTTGGTCGAATAACCTTATATTCAACACCGTCAACTGAAAAAACCTTTTCTTTATCTTGCTCAGAAATTTTAGCCATTTTATTCTCCTTGGTTATCCTGATTGATACTAAATTTTGTTACATATCTATTCCAACGAACTGAATACTGAGAAGCCTCACTTTGACAAGCCCTTAAATTTGAGTGACCCGCATCTAAAAGAGAGATTCTAGTTTTTTTCCAAAGTTTCCTATATTCTTTTTGTTCGTCGTTTAGTTCCGAATACGGTAGACCATGCCCCCATAAAAAGCCAAAAGCGTCTTCAAAAGCCGCCAAAGAGCCAATTATTGTTGTATTGAATTTTTTTTCAATATTATTCATTAGTCTTTTTTTAGAGAAATCTTCATATTGCTCTTTCATAATTTATCCTTTTACTCTTTGCGACATTTGTTTCATAGCCTCGTTCCTTAAATCCATTTTGACATCAGCAAAATCTTGCTCTTGAACGCTTCCTTTTGATTTTAATTGTTGCTGTCTATTTCTTAGTCTCATTTGAGTTCCAATATCATTTAAAGAAGATATTTTTTCAGCTTCTTCTCTGCTACCGGCGACAACAAATAATTCTCCAGCATCGCTCCCTTTGCCTGCCTTTTTATCTAATATTTCATCTGCCTCTTTCTTCTTCCTCTCTGCTTCCGCCTCTCTCTTCTTCATGGCGAACCAACCATCTAGCATCCAATCGTCATTAATTACTTCTTCATTAGGTCTTTCTGGATGCTCATACACATTGTCATACATCTTAGAGTAGAGAATGAGGTTTTTCTGATCTATTGTTAAATTACTAAGTGTTCCAAATATGTTCTGTTTTGATATAGACCAAGACGACCTAAATGGTTCTGATCTTGCTATCTCTCTATACTGGGTTGCCGATACTAGGTTTAACTCTAAATAGTTCTTAAACTTATTTAAAACAATAGAATCGCTTTGCCAGAAATTAAAATAATCGTATACATTCTTGCCATTAGAATCTACTATACAAGAAGCAATTAAAAAATCATCTCGTATTGATTCAGAAAAGCTTTCAAGCGTCATATAATCTAGGCTGTGTTTAGCCATGATCTTTTTTTCTGCCTGCTTCTCAACTCGGCTTATTTGTCTACGAAGATTCTTCTGCTCTTTCATATTATATAGAGCTTTATATAAAGCTATCTTCAAATCTTCTGTATATTTACTAAGATCTTCCAAAGATTTTTCATCAGTTGGTAGCCATATACCTTTTCTTTGTAAAAAGAAGGAGGCTTGATCTTTTGTTATTAGCTCATCAAATTTAGAATTGTAGAATATTTCTTGATAAACTAACTCAGATAATGCCTTTTTTTCATTGTCAGGAGGCATTAATTTATAGAGTTTGCCTTCTACCGATTGAAACACAATCCCGGTAGATATCCTATTTATTAAAGATATTTTCTTGTCTTCTTCCATATACCCTAATCCTAAATCCAAAAGCAGGGGCAGGAATTAACCCGCCCCCGCTAATTATCATCTTAAAAATCTTCAAATCAAACTAGCTTAGACTGTTGGGATTGTTCCCTCACCAAGATAATTTGCTCTGTTTGTCCACCAAGCTTGACCACTTGTGTTGAAGTCGTCGCCTGAGTGAAGAACTGTGAAGTCATTGAATGTCTGGTATGAGTAGGTAACTGAAACGTTTCCTCCACCAGCATCTCCTCCACCGTAGGAAACTGAGGACAATTTGTTCTTGTCTCCAAGGTAGATTCTGGTTCCTTCACATGTTGCGATTCTAATTCTTCTGTCAACAAGGTTTGTAGCAGTTGAACAAGCCGCTGCTGCTCCACCACAATCGTCAATTGCATTGACCAAATCACCAGAAACAGATGTAACTTCAAAATCAGAGGTTACTTCAACTGGGAATGTAACTGTCTTAGCATAAGGGCTTCTAGCACCAAGCTCAAACAAGTCTTCTCTAGCCAAGTCGGTTGAAATTGTAATGTTAGTAACGTGAGCGGTTGGACCTTCTTTGTAACCACTGACAACACCAGCGATGTCATCTGGAAGGTATGAGTAATCGACATTTGAGGACTCACCAGTGTTACTAGCAATAATCAAGTTTTCACGACGATTAACACCACCGGAACCGATAGGAGCATCATCATTACCTGAGAAGTTAGGTGAACCTGTAGCTTCTGCCAATGTCCAAGGAGTTGCACAATCGCCCGGATCTGTGTAAGTACTCCAGACCTTTGAGTTTCCAGCAAGAGTGACATCCTCTGAGAAGTTATCTTCCAATGGGAAGTTGTAACCTACAGAAGAAACTGTCAAACCTGACATTTCAACATATGTTAAAGCATTATCTTTAACAGCTTCTAGAGTCTCATCAAAAATACCTAGCTGCATCATTGTTTCTGCTGGCGCACGCTTTGCCAACTGAGGACCAGCCAAAGGACCACCAGTTGCATCACTAGCTGTAGCAAGAAGATACAAAAGCGGATAACCATCGAGAATCTTTGAAAGAGTTACTTCGACAGTTGGGATACCTTCGATATTCTCATAAATCGCAAGTTGACCAAGCTCGAAAGCCTGCTCAAGATTAAAAGTCGTTGTAATGGCAACTGACTGAACACCGTGGGCTTCACGGAAAACAGTAGTTCCCGGTTTACGAAATGCTACCTGTTGGATTGGGTAGTAAATTCTATTGTTAGCCATTATTATCTCCTAGTTAATTTCTTATCTTATAAAGCGTATTTGATTCATAGCCTTTAAATTAAATACACCATTTTTACAAAATGTTAAGCCATAACTATTTCAAAAGTGGCCCTTACAGTTGCTCGGTGCATCCTACTAGTAGGACTTTCCATTTCTGTTACTGCCATATTGAAAAATCTAGCCATTTTAAACCTATATGAATCAACTAGAGTTGGGTACATAATTGGATTAGATACCAGCATCCCCCTATGATCTAAAGGATATCCGGTTATATTAGCAACCTCATTATTATCGTAGAGCCAAATTGTTCTGTCTTTTTCTAAGGAAATTACATCTACAAGCTGGTTTCTCCACCATCTAGATTCTGCCAGTACATGGAACAATACATCTTGATAAACATAATTACCTACAGTACCCATTTCATAGGGTCTGAAATTACGCCGAGAAGTTGCTTCCACTATAACCGATGGTAACTGAACCCTATTATTTGCTAATATTTGCCAATTACCAGAACCCACATCATACAGTGTTGAATCATCGACTCTATAAGAGTCATATTGTATCTGATCCCACCAAGGAGCCTGATCTGCAATATACACCTGAACATTCCTGTAGGAATACTCCATTTGTACATCACTTGTGATAGGAATAGCGGAATCAAAAACAACCCTACCCAAGGGGTAGTTATAATGATGCCCATAAGTAGCATCGCCAGTTCCATAAAAAACATTATTGACATAAACACCAGAAAGGGCATTTGGTTTAGGATCATAGGACATTCCAGATTCCCAAACCCAATCTTTTCTAGCTGCCTCCCAAACTTGTCCCTGAGCATATGAAGGATCATCGACTAGTCGCAGTCTGTCGAAAGTTCCACCAAAAGCACCGGAAGTAGGTACGGCAACATTAGAAAATCCGCCGACCTCTAATAAGCCCCAGTCTAAGTAAGTTTTCATGTTGCTCTCAAGCTGAGAAGTCAGTAACGTCTCACCTATTTGAGAAACATGCTTATTTAATCTTTGGTAATCAGGTACAGCCATTATTTAAACCCTTTGGTTATTTCTTGTCTAATGATGCTTTCTATGATATCATCAATATTCGCAAGAGATCTAGTAACAAAATTATCACTGGCAGTTCCAGCAAATCTAGATGGAATAGACCATCCTTCATTTTGCCTTCTCACCATTATACCTCTACCAGTTCTACCTCCACCACCACCTTGGAAATCATAGCCAGCGACAATTGTTGAACGGCCCTCAAGAAGCAACCAACGTAACCATTCAATAACACCGCTTCTACCACTCCTAGATGAATAAATGTAGGAAGATTCTGGCATTGATAATACATCAGAATAATCCGAATTAATAATGCTTATTACCAAAGTTCCAAATTTACCTCTCGGCAAATAACGAACCTCGACACTCTGTGAAAATTGCTCTATTATTACATCTATATTACTCGTTGCTACAATTCCAAGCTCTCCAGTTAATTGTCCGTTTCTTATAGAGGCAACCTCTTCTGAATCGGAAATTAATTTTCTAACCTGATCTTGTAACCTTCTCTCTATATTGGAAATTACCTTGCCAATATTTTTTTGTATTATTTTCTTTATTTCTAAGTTAATATTCTTGTTAAACTCTGATTCAAAGTTCGGCAAGGATATGTTAGCTTTTATCGTCATTAACCAGTCCTTTTCCAAACACATTCAACAAAAGAGGTATTACCCCAACCGCAAGGTTTTGGCATAGAAACTCTTTCGTATCTGTGTCTTGAATATGATTGTATATCTGTAGCAACCACCAATTCCTTAGCCCTTACCAATTTGGGCGTATGCTCATCAAAGGTGACTGTCTGAATCATATCGTTTTGACCATCATTTACAGTACCGAAATTAATAAATTCTTTGGTATTCCATATAATCATTAGTTTAATATCTTCTGTTGTTTCAACTGGAGTTTTGCCATTTCCATTACACATTGGGCATATGCTACCAAATGGGAAAGGAACTTGACCACCGCTTTGAAATCTATTGGAAGATTTTTGACCAATTGGATCGTATACGCAGTTGTCGCAATCATTATATCTTGTGACACCATAAGATAAAGTACATGGAAGTGTTAGAGCATCATCGTACAATAATGAGGAAATCATATTGTCGAATAACTGCTTAAAGTCTGAACTTATTATTCCTGAAAATGGATTAGTCATTACTTACTTCTCTCTATATCTTTTCTTATAGAATCTAAAAAATAATATCTTCTAGTCATTTGACTGCTGCGGAATTCATACTTTCTGGCTTTCAAGCCTCTTCTTCTTATTCTGCACGCCAAAAGTCTAAGCCTCAGTTTTAGTAAAATCAATCTAATTTTTCTAATCATAAGTAGACCTCTTGGGTTTATTAATTACATATATCACATCCAGTAAATCTAACGTCATATTTAGCGTTAATCTCACCTGTTGTTGGCAGGTCTGACACATAAGTATCAATTGTATAGTTTGCAGTAACTCCAGAGGCAGTTGCACCGGCTGGTGCTTTTACCAATATTGTACCGTTTTTAAGTTCTGTTCCAGCACCTTTGGGCTGATATATAATAGTCATAATTTACTCCAATTATCTATTTCTATGTGGGTTATTCGTATCTAATTGACCAAAGCCACCATCGTTCATCGGAGGATAAAAATCGTTAGAAGCAAATGGTGACATAACTGCTCTAAGAATACGTTTACCCTCATAACTAAAGTTATATTCGTTTTTCAAATCATCATATGTTTTGCATGGACCCTCTGTTAAAAGCTCTTTCAGGTATTGACCATAAGAACCTGTCTGAAGAACTGCTGGGCCACATCTTGCTTGAACACCTTGGAGCAGGGCAGCATTTCTAAAATTGCCCTCATCTGCAATACAAGCGGCTCTAAGAACCATGAAATTTATAAAGTCCACTCCATCTTCCTGACCAATTGGATCAGGAGTTATCGACAACTGCTCAACATCAACGACATAATCACTATTAAAGTTAATGTCGATTGGAAGAAAATAAGCAGCGGTAATTAACAACTGCTCAAGTCTAGTATTTGAATACTTAGTGTCTCCGCAACCAGCATCATTAAGCATGGTACGAAGCATAATTAGACTAGTATTTTGCCAACTTGCCATGTTTTTACCTATCTGTTACTTTTAAGATACCATCGCCCTCTAATATCTGACCATCAGATGTTGTGACCAAAATTTCCACCCTGTATTTAATACCTGATGTTCCTCCCTCGATCCAGCATTGAACCCTACTTGACGGAGCAGTACCATCCTCGATGGTTGGTCCAGATATAGTAAGATCCGATGTATTGCCATCTATAGTTTCTGAAATAATAGAATCTATAGTTGATATTGTTTCGTTTGTTACGAGCAAACTTGCAAACTCCATAGCGAATCTTCTTTTTTCCGCTGGTTGTTTACAAAGCTCTTGACTTGCAGTTACACTCATTTAAAGCTCCAAGTTATTAATCTTTTCTAATCCAAACTACACCACAGTTGATAATATCCCAAAGAACTTGTCTTGAATCAACTTCCCACAATACGCCTCTTCTGTCTAAGGCCCAAATAGAGCCATCAATTTCTCTGAATACTTCAACTGGGATTTGATTATCTGATAATACTCCAGCTAAATGCTCAATTGGAATTTGTTTTTCACCAGTTATCAAAACCGTATCTGTTAAAATCTCTACAGGAATACCTGCTTCTTGGAAGAGTAAAGCAACGTTCTCTATAGGTATTTCAGTGGAAACTACTAAATTTAAATTACTAATAGTCTCGACTGGTATCTTCTCTGCTCTTCTTACTCCCCCTAAAATCTCCGCTAATATATTATTATTTCTAATTATTCCTTCCAGCTTTTCTACTGGAATATTACCTGCATCTAATAAAGAGGAAACATTCTCAATAAGTATTTTTGAACCATCATCTGAAGCAAAAGTTGAAATAAGTTCAACTGGTATTTGACCGTCTGCTCCAGTTAATCCCGCTCCTCCAAGTATCTCTGTTGGTAATTTATCAGTTCTATCTAGTAATGCTAAATGTTCTACTGGTAAATTGTTGTTTTGGTTTAGTAGTAAAGTGTGTTCTACTGGGATCTTAAATGGGATATTTAAAAATATTACCCCGCCGTCACCATCATCGTCAAAGAACCAACCCCATGTTCTTAAAGATGATATTGATGTATTTCCTCCTCCTCCTTGGCTGGGAAACCAGCCCCACGTTCTTATGGTTGAGATGGAAGTCATTACTGGCGAACCCTTTCTAGCCCGGACTCAACTAATGTGTAAATTATATTTGAATCATCTTGATCGTATATATCAAATACTCCAGAAGCAGAATTAACAATCTTACCTCTAGCCATACCCAATATATCCAAGAATCCTTTCTCAAACTGACTGCTACTTGTACCAGAAGGATGCTCCCATTGAGACTGCTTCAATCTTTCGACATAGGCATCGCCTCTGATAGAACTAGCAAAGTTAAAATTACCGCTTAATGTATAATCTGTTGTATTGTTTGTAAATTCTGTTCCTATACCTAAGAACATGAATTGATTACCGCTGTCAAGCGATACACCTGTTGTATTGTTTCTAAATGATGCAGAAAGTACATTAACACTTCCGGCACTCACATCTTCAATACCCTTTTGGTTTCCTGCAAACTGAACTCTATCTATTACAGATTGACCAGAACTTACAGGGGTGAAGCAAACACCAACATCATAGTTAGAAATTGTAGCAGTATTTAATTGAACATTATCATAAACAGCGATAGCACAATTAGCGTTACCATTTAAGAATACATTATCAATATTATTATTATTGCCCCAAACTTCTATACAATTACCAGTATTGCTTCCAGCAAAAGTAAACCCATCAATACTGCTTCTGTCTCCTGACATTACAACAGTAGGAAGGGTTCCGTCCAGTGGACTTAGTATGGTATCTGTAGTGGCTCTTATGAAAACATCGTTTTTCGTTATATTGACATTTTCATTTACTACAGTTGTACCACCGGCTTTATTAACAATGTTAATTATGTCATGCGCACCATTAACAGCAGTATCTAAAGCCTTACTGATTGTTAAAAACGCACCATCTGGTGATAGTCCATTATTATCATCAAGTCCATTAACAGGATCGACATAGTATATCGTTCCATATCCTCTACTATTATTTCTTTGTGATTCAATCAAATATTGAAGATTAGTAATCTCTAATTGAGAAACCGCTGTATCAACAAGGTTAGAAACGAATGACTCAACGAGAACATTTGAATTTCCGGTTGTTGGAATAACAGCACCGCTACCATCTCTTGAGAACAAGTTTCCATCAATTCTCAAAACATGATTTTCACCCTCATAAGGTCTAATCTTCCATCCATTCTCCAAGAAGTATGTATCTCCCAGAGTTCTTCCTAACGTTAGAGGGTCGCCACCGATTGTACTTAATGCTTGCAAATACTTAGTATTATCACCCTCTAGCAAAACCTCTTTCCAGTCAGAATAAAGATCTACCTGAACATCAATTTCTGTGATACCAGATCGCACTATAAATAGGCGATTGACACCATCAAAAATGAACTTTGACATAGGCATGTGATCTACTCCTAACTAACATCCTAGTATACGAATTAAGGGTCGGGGGCTATTATTAGTATAGCCCCAAACCCCCAAATCTTTATAACAAATTCTATAGTTTAAGGATTACTATAGTTACGCTCAAGAGCGGCAACAAGCGAGAAGACGTTTGTAGATTGTCTAGTCACTGTACCAGCAGTTGACACATATTGTGCCGTATTCAATCCGATAGCAACAATTGTCACAGGTGCGTCAGTACCCGCTGAAGCGGAACCCCTCTGAGTATTGTTGTCATAATCGAATTCAAAGTCCACTGGTGATGATGACGGATTCTCTGAAATCATGTCAGTGCTTGTTGTTGTCTGAACAGTGATTGCCTCGTCAGTACCAAAGTCACGACCAGTGTTGTCACCAGCATCGTCATTGGTAAAGAATACAACAATCTTTGTATCATTATCATCAAGCAAGTTAGTGTTGACAGAGATACTAATAATAGCCAAGAACGCAAAGTTTCTACCAACCCCAAGAACATCGTTGAATGTAATATTGTTTTTCTCGTTTGCATTGAGATCGTCAATAAACAAGTTCAATGTTGTACCATTTGGAGCAGCGAAGCTCATCAAGAGATCAGTAACATCGCCACGGAACACGCCGCTTGAAGTAGAAATATCAGCAATACCTCGGAAATCGCCATCGTCTAGATTTGTAGCGAAACCACGACGAAGCTCTTTCTGCAACCACTGGAAACAGTTAGCGAGAGTACCATTGTTACCAAATAGTCTCCAGTTGTAACTGTATGCCTGAGATTGAGGGCTTCTAATGAATCCATTCTCACCACTCAAGGTTGCAAGAGTATCAGCAGCATTAGTTGTCAAGGTAGTAGCTTGGGCCAAGCTGATAGTATCATTTGGCTCAATAGTTGTGCTAATTCCAGAAATGACATACTGACCATTGTTAGCTGCATCTTCTGCTGTTCCAATAGTAAGAACACCACCAACTACATAACCATCAGTTGAGAAATCTCCACCATCTCTACGCTGAACAGTGTCAGGAGAAGCAGATGTGATAACCAAACCAGATGTAGCGTCAGCAGCAATATTTGTTGCAACTTCTCTCTTGTACTGCAAGTACATACCCGGACGATAAACTTCAAAGTTGTAGTCCGCAGCAGTTTGGGTAGTTGGGAAAGGCTGATCTTTAGTATCTAGGACAACATTTGTTCCATCAGTAATACTAAGAACCTGATAAGTTCCAACATTTTCGTCCAAGGATGTAGTGCCAGATGCAAGAATACCGACAATATCGCCAGCAGCAACACCAGAACCAGTAAAGTTAGAAGCAGCACTATTAAGAGTACCTGAAAGGTCAGAACCGCCAATGTTTTGCAAGCGTCCATCAGATCTTTCATTTGCTCTTCTTCTACTGATAAAGGTAGCTGTAATGTCGGTTTCTACTGGAACTGCAACAGTTGGCTCTTGGAGAAGAGTAACTTGTGTTGCACTATCTACAGAGACGATTTCAAAGTAATCATCATCAATAGCAGCATCAGCACCTTGAAGTCTAACAAAGTCTTTAACTGTAACACCTGAACCCTGAAGGTCGCCAGCATCAACAGTAAGTGTGAAAGTATTCTCTTGAGCAGAAGCGGCGCTAAGTGATGTGTCAGCGTCAGCAGTTGTAAACAATACAACACCTGTTTGGTAAATACCCAATCCACCAGCCAATTGACCGTCAGTGTCAACAATAGCAGGATCGTCTGTATGAGAAACAGGGAATCTGTTCACAAGAGTCTCAAGAGTACTAACACCGATGTCAGCAATCTCAGAACCGGCATAAGTCTTGCCCTTCTTTCTAGCAAACAGTCTCAAGAAGCCTCTAAGGTCATCACCACCGTTTGTATCAACCAAAATAGCCTGATTCACTGGACCTGTCAAAACGAAGTTCTTAGGGTCAGTAGCAGTACCAGAGGTTGAATCGACTTGCTGATAGTAAACTTGTGTATCTGCGTCTAGAGAACCGAGGGTAATAATACCAGCGTATCTTTCGAGGGTAGTACCGGCCTCACTAATTGCTGCCCATCCACCAGTACGAATCAAGTTTCTAGTATCATCATCTCTCCAGTTGAAATCACCGTGAGTAGGACCACCAATTTCAAACTGCTCTCGCGTAATTGACTCAAGTGGGAAGATGAACTGAATCAAATCCACAAAGCCTGAGCCTGCTGTTTTCCACTCTTCCTTGAGGAATGAGTAGATAGCCTGTAGAGTAGCACCATCTGTGACAGTACCGCCTGTAGGATCTAGAACAGCATAGTTAATATCTGTCTCACCAGTAGCACCAAATGGTGAGTCTACCAACAATCCAGTACTTCCGACCAAACCTGTAATTGTCCAGTGATCAATGTTCTGACCATTAAGAATAGTCAAAATATCACCTGACGCAACACCGGATGTGCTAAAATCTTTTGTAGTATCTTGAAACTGCTTAGGATAGGCTGCATCCCCTTGAGTTCTACCTGTACTTGTTTCTGCTAAAAGATTATAAGCGACGACCGGAGATGTTGAATTTACTGGCTTGATACCAATTTTCTCATTGTAATAATCTACTAGGACTTGTAGCCTATCTAGATTATCTGGATCAGTAATAATTGCCATTTTATTCTCCGTTTATTTTAATATCTGGTATACCTTTGGCCTTTCGTCTTTCGGCCATTTTTCTCTCGTATCTAAGGCACTGTCCACAGTCTTTACATAGGACATTTCCTGTCATCGAATCAATGAAACACTCATCCATAAATTTAACACCTCGACCGCATTTCAGCCCACTACAGTCGGTAATGTCCAAATGTGGACAAAAAGTTTTAATTAATCCGTATTCCAAAGTATTTTTTTCCTCTGCCATTTAATACACCTTTATTATGGATTCTCGTAATTTCTGTCAAAAACCTGATTAATCTTAATTGTATTTGGAGTTGATGATAAAGTATTGTTATTTTGTCTAAAATAATCGTATTCTAGCTTCAAGCAAACAATATCAACGTCAAAATCTCCTGTGAAATTGTATGCATATTCAAAAGTTCCATCATCCTCCGCTTCCGTACCTGCTAATTCTTCTGGGAAAACCCCAACAGGGTCAGATTTATAAATCCTAACCTCAGACCCAACTACAATATCCGTTAGGGTCAAAACGACAGTATTTTCAATAATAACCTGACTATCAGGATGTCCAGAGGTGGCACTACCGGGATTAGCGGTATTTGCTGCCTGAATCAGCAGTGTTCCAGATGTTGGTTGGCTAAAGTTAATATCAAAATCGTTAGATGAAAACTGGAGGTTATCGTAGATGAATGTTCCTGAGAACTCATGTTCGATAGCAACACCACTTCCAAGCGAATTTGAGTTAGCGATAAAGTTACTATTCTTAATGTTTGTCCCTGTATTCCAGTAGAACGCACCATCAATACCAGTATAGTTTTGGAATGTGGAGTTTCTAATTGTAACACCACTAGCTGCATTAAACTGGGAAGAACCGTCAATAACAGAACCAATAAATTCATGACCAGTTACAGCAGGCCAATTCAATGTTCCATTAAAGTTACGAATAGTTGTTCCATAAATCTTGTGAAAGTCTACATTACCATCCGAATCAAATTCATAGGAAATATTATAGTTTGTATTTCCAAGTATAACCAGTCCGTTTCGACCTCTTGCAGAATCTCCATCACCAACCTTTTCCCCCAAATTAATAGTCGTTCCAGAAGTACTATTTCCAACAGCTTTTATTTTTTGAAAATCTATAGGAATACTATTAACAAACTGGTCGATTGTTGTTGTGTCTAGATATTGGGGAGAAGCGAATGATACAACTCTATTAATATCATCAAATTCAGTTGAAGCATTAACACCACTTCCAATTTCAACAACACCTTGAAGTTGAATAATATCTGAAGCGGCGTCCAAAGATTTGGCAACTCCCCAGTTGTTATTATCTGTACCTTCATCTTGGTCGATAATATCTTTATATCCAGCATCAGGAGTACCACTTCCAAAAATTCTAACACCAGAACCCACATCAATTGCATCTAAAATCGCAGCGTCAGCACCACCCTTCGCGTTATTATCAGCGACAAAGAAAATTCCGACATGTCTAAGCGAAGCTAAACTAGTAGCAGCGAAAGTTCCTCCAGAAGCAGTAGGTCTTAATGTTGGATCAATTACCATTTTCTGGAAACCACCGGGGTAGTTTTCACCTCCATAAAATGTCCAAACAGCCCAAGAACTTGTAATAAGGGTTGTATCACTAACAACTATTCCAAGACCTCCTCTAGAACCACCAATAGCGCTGCCTGTAGATGTTGGAGCAAGCAAAGCGTTTCCCCAAACCCATAACAATTGATTTTCTTGCGCTCCTCCAGAAGTAAAGTCTAAGGCAGTACCTCCAGCACCAACGATATCATAAGCAAGTGTAACGAAACGAGAAGCTGTAGGATAATCTGTAGCGGCAGCAGCAGTACCCTGTTTAAACAATGTAGCAACAGAAGCGGTAGGCGACTGACCACCACCAGTAATCTTTGTTGCAGTAACATTTGTTACACTCTCAATTGCGTCAACTCTTGACCCAATAAATTCAACTGTTAAAGGAGTAGGCATTATGTGGTTCCCCCTGCGATCTGTAGCTGATAAAAGCTATTTGAAGCAGGAGTACCAGCATTTAGAGTCAGTTGTAACCAAGTTCCTTGAGCGCTTAAAGGGGCAATATTTGTATCAGCAACACCACTAACCCCGCTACCATATGAGGTAACTCCGGTAGGCGCTGTTAATCTATTTGCTACTGATTCAGTATAATTTTGAGATTTTTCTAAACCAAACTGCATAATACTATACAACCCAGATCCAATCTCTTCTACAGTAGCGTTAAGTAGCGCATTGGTTGTGCTATTGTTTTTTACAAAAACCTTTTCATATAATACCTTATTTGCACCACCAGCGGCATTTGCTGTTGCTCCATAGAAAGGTCTTAGGAATCCGCTTTCTGTTGGGTAAATGTTTCCAACAAGTGCTGTTCCGCTAATTGCGACAGTTCCTACAGAAACGGTGCTTGTACTACAGGATAATATTCTTTCAAAAACCTGAGTACCATTTACTGGAGTTGTACCATTTAACTGAAAAGTATCTGTTTGAATTATACCAACATTATCTCTTCCGATAACAGTTAGATTGCCAGTATCAGACGCGCTGCTACTAACTGCACTCATAACTCCAGTTGTAACTATGTCGTCAAAAACGACCCTAATACCACTATTAATATCTCCACCAGCAACCGTCAGGTCATCCTGCGGCATATTCTGGCTTGAATAAATTACTATATCTGATGCGACAATACTCATTTTTATTTCCCTTGATTATTTTATTATTGGCATTTTATGTGCCAAACAGTATTATTATTTGCTAATGTCCAATCGTTGTTAAGCTGTATTATCCAGTCTAAAGTTCTGATATTTGGGTTTACCTGTGCTTGTATTTCTATAGGTATTATAGACTGAAACTGTACAATGAGTTCTCCAATAAACTCCACTGTTGAAAATGGTTGTTCTGAAATTGCATGAAAACCAAGCATAAATACACCTATGCCTACTAACCAGTTGAAACTACTAGAATTTGACCACTATTCCAAACAACTCCAGAGATTGCCGGATCTGACGTTGGCAAATTATATGTATAAATATATCTTCCAAATTCAGCTAACTTAACATCTCCAGAAGCATCTGCCTCAATAACTGGAAGGCCACCAATATCAGATACACTAAATATAGTACCACTAGATAAATTATCTGTAACGGAAAATAATTGACCCTCTGTGCCTTCAAACACAAGTGCCGTTCCAGAGCCGCTGGCACTTTGATAACTTGAAAGAACATTTAATTCTATGGGTGTATCGTTAGTACCAGAACCACGAAATAGTATTTGAGGCTCTCCACTCCCCGGTGTTATTAAAATATCTTGAGCCATTATTTGTATCTCCTCTTAATTGCATTATAATTTTGCTGAATTTCAGTTGCAGATAGTTCACGATCATAAACATATACTGAACCTATTTTAGCATTATCGTATTGAAAAGTCCTTCCGATCCATTCAACCTTAAAAGTCCCATTATTCTTTGCGGCTTGACCTAATGATTCACCATCTTGATACATTGTAACATTAGTAGAACCTCTGGTCATGGAAAAATTATACCAAGTGTCAGCATTAAAAGTATTGTGTGCGATAATAATACTAGGACCGGGTCCAGTAGAGTCTTGAAATATCATGTTTCCATTTTCAAAATATATAGCAAGATCAAAACTTAATGCATCGTCTCCAATTGGTGAATTAACTGATCCCAATGCAACATAGTTTATCCAAAATGATACTGTGCAAGTAGATAGATTAGAAACTTGAGTACCAAGATCTATAAAATCATTACTTCCATCAAGTAAAATACTTCCACCATCGGCTTCATCAAATGTAGGACCATTAGTTAAAGTTCCATCATTATGATTATTAGATAAATCATACCATGTAGTCCCCGCAGTCGGATAACTTCGTTCGTTACCGGCATCTAAACACAGTTGTAATCCATCTGTGACAATACGAGGACTATGAAATCTTGCCATTATAATACCCCACTTCTGGAGGTCCATTCAACCCCGCTTAAAATATTTATCATTTGTTCCCAAGTATATGGGCCTGAGCGACCGGGAATTGCATTTACTGACGCTGGTGCATCATAGTCAAACTTAACAAAAGTCTGTGTCCCATCTACTGAAAATCTTAAAGTTTCAGCAGAAGTTTCCATAACATCATCAAAATCAACCCAAGGGATTGATCCAGATGGTATGATTACATATGATCTATTTTCAAACATTATAAATAATACCTTCCCTTTGTGGCGAGATAATTCTGCTCTACTTCTTCGGCAGTAAGTTCACGATTATAACACTGGACTAAAGAAAGATCCCCAAGGCCATAATTACCAAATCCAGAAATAAATCCAATGTCCGCAGATGTTGTTAAGTCAGAAGCAAAAGATTCGCGAGCGTCCTGAGTTGTCCAAGTTGTAGTATTGTTTAATTTTCCATCTATATAAATTTTAACAACCGCAGAGGCTCCAGTTGGAGACATTGTTGCAAATACATGATGATATAATCCATCGTCGATTGTTGTAGCCGAATCAGCAAAAGCACCAGAAAACCCTTTGTAACGCCCAAATCTAACCTTACCATCACTAAATATATACAAAAACCAAGCACCAACGGAAACATTAAACCCTTTACTAAGAACAATAGTTCCTATTACTGACAAGGGATCAACTCTTACAACACCACCTACTGAAAAATTTCCATCCGTAAAACTAAGATCACTAGAGCCAGCAGCGACCACTTGTATAAAGTCGTCTGTCCCATCAAAACTTAATGTACCCTTCTTTTCTGTACTAAATTCAGCACCATTACTTATTGTATAGGTTTTTTTAGATAACAAGTCGTTGCACACAGTTCCAGTACCGGCATAGCTTCGCCTATTGCCAATATCCACACTGAGAACAAGACCGTCTATAGCTATTCTAGGATTATAACTCGTTCCCATTACCACTCTACCTCCAGCTTGTCTACATCTTTTCTTTCTCCATAAACTACATAGTCGTAAGAACCTTCAATACCACCAACTGTGACATGTTGATTGTTCTTATCAATTATATACAAGTTCTGGAATTTTCCAACAGGAGTAAGATTGACAGTAATGCTATTTTCATCTACAAGTGCAATCCAATAATCAGGAAGTTGAATTGTAGATTGGTCTGTAGTACCTCTAACATAAACACCGTTTTCTGGACCTTCCAAAGATGCATATTGCAGCTTCATTCCTTCTTTTACAGGATGGTCAATCAAGAAACTTTTTGTAGTTGCAGTGAAAGAACCGCTAACATTTAATGTTGCTGTCCCACTATTCCAAGTAAAGTTGGCATCTCCACCAAATGATCCGCCATCATTGAATTGCACATAACTATCAGAACCACCGGGAGATGTCTCTTGACCAGT